CTAAAAACTTTAACTTTTTATTTTATTTTATTTTATTTTATTTTATTTTATTTTATTTTATTTTATTTTATTAATATATTTAAACAACAAAAGAAAAAAATGTTAATTTTTTGCGTTTTTAACTTGGTGATTTTTCCAAATAAAAAGTTAAAGTTTTTAGGGGGTGTTAAAATTTGGGCGAGCTGGGGTGATTTGGATGTTTTTTTGATTAGAAAAAGGATTTTGAAAGTTCAACTATAAACACAACAAAAACGAAAAAAAATCCGTTTCTTTGTGGCTCGAAAAAATAAATCATTTATGGGTTCTCTATTCTTTCCTTTTGGAGGTAAAGCACCTGTGTCTGATATTTCTGCTTCATTTCTGAAATAAAACACTTTAGCACCTGTTATACTTCCTAATTTTTCAATCCAACTTAAAATATGATATAATTTTTTCTTGTTTTCAATAGTATGTTTTTCTACGAATTTATCATACAAAGACTTATCATTATTTATAGACTTAGAATAATAATTGACTTTTTTAAATCTATATTATTTCGGTAAAGTTATTCACTTATAAGTTAATTTCAAAATTTATTTTATAGTAGTTCACAAATATACTATCTCATTGGTGTTATTCATTATAACTCTCTTCATAATCCTAATTATATTCATTCTCCTATTCCTCCTGCTCTTGAGGGTAGTAGTCTTGTTCTTCATCTTGCTGATTAACAACATTTTCTTCTTGTTGCCTTTGCCTGTTCATTTGTCTATACTGGTCTGCCACTTCTAAGAAATCGTTTATATTGTTATTGTTTTTATCCAAATCAGGATTAAAACTCATCCCTGTAATACTGGCTTTGGCTATCTCGGTTTCTCTTCTTTCTGTTTCCCTAAGTACTATCAACTCTTTATCCATCTGATGTTTCTCTTTCAAGAACTCCCTTTGTGCTTTGCCCTCTTCTTGTTGTGCTTGTATCTGCTGTTGCTGGGCTTCTTGTTGTCTTTGGTTTCTTTCTTTCTCTGCTACTTTCAAGGTTTCTTCCATTTCTACTATATTGTCTTGCCTCAAAATACCTATCATATCCGATAACTCTATCATTTGATTTTGCATAGTAGCGTGTGCTAACTGCTTAATGGTTTCTTTGGTTTCTTCTGTTTTAAGTGAAGAACTTACAAATACACCAAGTGTAGAATTATCCAACAATCCTGTATCAATAGTAAGCAGTTGCTGGGACATATCATCTAAGAAATAAGCAATTTTCTTTTTGTCTGTAGTGCTATAACAAACCTTTGCAGTCTCTATCAATGCTTGTAACACATTCCTTTTTACGTGATGATGAGTGTCAAAATACCATTCTAAAATATAAGATGACTGTACTAAACTTTGCCTTGTATTGCTCACGGCTTCCTGTGGAGCTATTTGCCCCTCCACTTGGTCTGTAATACCTACACTGCTTGTTGCCTCAAGTATTCTGCTATTTCCATATACTTCTGAATATCAGAAGCCAACGACAAATCAATTACCTTTGCAATAGTGTTTACATCATTATAATGTGTACCTTCCTCGTTAGGGTCATACCACATATAAGGAGTACTTTCCATAAAATATTGCCACTTCTTTATATCAATTCCAGCACTATCAGGTATCATATTGATGTTCATCAACACTTTTTTTCCTTTGTCTGATGCTAACAATAACTCCAACCTATACATTACTATATTATAGTAATACTGATACACTTTCAGCCTATCCATAAGAGATGTTTCTTGGGAGTTCATATTATCATAAATAGCTCCGTAATAAGGTAATTTACAATGATATAAGTTGTCTAAATCTTTGAATTGCCCTTCTAAAGGGTTCATTTTTACATAAATATCATTTTGAATTTTCCAGGTCTGATATACCTCAGGTATCCATTCCCATTCCAAAGAAATATCACCAGCATCTCTATTGAGTTTATAATGTTCATCCACTATGGTTTCTTGTGATTCCCCATTTTCATCTATATAAGACAAAAAACCTATTTTTCTAAGAGACTTCCATACACAATGCAACACCCTAATAGTATTCGGATTTTCATTAGAGTAGTCATCTTCCAGCCATCTATCTATATGTTGTTGGTTACTAAAACTCTTTTCTGCTTTAGAATATAATCTATCTATTTGGTCTTCAGTGAGTTCATCACCAAAATACTTAACCACCTCCGAAGGTGTCATCCTGTATTCACAAGTAGCATATTCACTATCTTCAATAAACTCTATATCAGGAGATTTGTCATAATTAAACCGCAATAAATTTACATTCCATACTTCGGGTTCACCATTTACAATACCTACATAGAGAATACCTTTAGCAGAAATAAGTCCGTGTTTAAAAGCATTATTAAACTTTCTTCTCAAATCACACTTCTGAATAAGATACTCTAAAAGCTGACTTCCCAGTGCTTCTGCAGGGTCTTGGTGTTCCCTTTCCATATATTTTCTGACTTCTTCAGGGGTAGCAGTTTCTAATTCCTGTTGTACTTGTTGCTGTATTTGTTGTTGTTCCTCAGGAGTGAGTTCTCTACCTTGCAGTTCTTGTTGGTGTTGCAAGATAATTTGCTCTTGTATAGGTTGCATAATCTGTGCAGTAACCCACTGCTTAATCCTTCCAAACTTTTCTTGTAGTGGCTTCAGGATTAGTAGCTATTACACTCCACGAAAAAGGTTTTTTGAGTTCCATCCCAAGAATAGCCTTTATCTTTCCTGAGACTATATCCCTATTTACCATTTGTGCAGGAAGCTCCCCAACTTCACTTCCAAAAGGTCTGCATACATATTCAAAGTCTCGAATATTGAGAATGTTATTAAACAAATCATAATTCACTTTCATTCTTTTGTATTCGGATATTCCGTGATTTCCAGTATTTATATCGGTATGCTTTACATCCAAGCTATCTGCTTGTTGCTTGTACCAGGCCTTGTTGTTAGCATTCTTTTGGTTTATTGATAATCTTTCTGTTGTTTTCATAATTTTAATTTTATGCTTATTTTTAAAATAAGAAACATTCTTATTTTAATTTTTAAGAATTTGTTTTTATACCCTTTAGGGTATAAATGTAATGGTTTAGGTGTGTTTTATATCCTATCGGGTATAATTTTAAACATTTATTTCCTATACATATCTTCTATCATAGATAATAACTTTTTTACATTTTTGTTTTCTCTTATCCCATCATATTCTTTATTTAATTCCTCTTCTTGCACCTGAAACATACACATAAACAAAGCAGAAACTAAGTCAAAATTACCTTTTCTGTTATAACTTATCAATTCTTCTAATAACCTCTTAGAATAAATTCTATCTATTACCCGTATAGGATTTTCAAATTCATCATAATCCAGTATAGTTAATAACCATATTTTTACGTACCTTTCTCCAGCATCTTTCAATTGCTTATTCATATGACACCCATAAACCCTTGCTACCTTGCTCTGTTTTATATTCTTTGAAATTACATTATCAGGCTGATAAGCTAATAAATCTAATCTTTTTATTCTTCTAAAATAATTCTTAACCCCTGTAACCATATTCTCGTGCATAATAGTAGTGTTATATAAAACAGCTAACATTTCAGCAGTTCTGTCTATATCATCAGGGTCTTCATACCTACCTATATATTCAGCAACTAATATACTATGATAAACACTCCCCAAATGTACCCCTTTATAAACACAAATTCCAGCAAGTGAAGAACCACTTTCTTGGTCTATAGGGTCATAACCAATTTTGTAAAGCCCTCTCGGTGTAGGAGTTACAGGGTATTCGTAAATTACAGGACACCCCTTTTTGTCATTAGGAAGGTTAAAATAAGATGTAATAGGAGTAACACTGCCGTTTAATATAGGTTTAGCTATAACCTCTTTTCCGCTATAAGAAAGCTCTACAGGAGTTCCTTTTACTTCCTGTAATTTCTTGGATTTTACTTTTTCTAATTGTTGCTTTAATTCTACAATAGGAAAGTTGTTTATACTACTTACAGAAAATGCCTCATTAGGATTTAAAGGTTTTTCTTGTAGCCTTTGCCCTATTTCTGTAGTAGTAGCACCATTACTAATAAGTGTTTTGCGTAATTCTAATTCTTATTGTTTTGCTCCCTCTTTGTCTGAGTTTCCGTTTTCATCATAAAAACCCTCCATATTCCAATTGATAGGATGAAAAAAACCTACTTTTTCTTCTGTATCCCTTTCATCCCAACTATTCTCAAAAGGTAATAAACCAAAAGCCTCAGGTCTTGAAAACATATCTGCATAATCCACAGTGCCTCCTTCCATATCACCACTTGTACCAAATATAGTTATCATCCCTGTTTTTATAGCTCCTGCCATTACACAATCTTGAGAAGAGGCGTATAATTATTTTAATAATCCTATTGTTCCAAAAGCTCCAGCCTCCTCAATGATAATATCCAAAGCATCTTTCCCTCTGTTTACATCAGGATTATCAGCACAAGAAAGAGCCATAATCTCGGATTTGAAACCTTTTTCGTACTTTATTCCTCCCTGATATTCTATGTAAGAACTGCGTATATGGTCTTGCTTATTCACCATATCCGATGGCATAGTCCAGCCTGTATTAGCATTCACAAAATTTATGTAATTTTTCGCCATACTCATAATACCCTTAGGAAACAAATACTTCTTATCCGATGCATTGAATATACTCAAACTATAAGGAGTAGTAAAGAAATTCTTTACACATACAGAAGCATTTTTATAAGAATAACCACGCCTCCTTGCCTTACCAACTATAAGATTATACCCCCCATTCAAGTTTTCTTTAGGAATTTTTATATCTAAATACAAGGAATTAAATTCCTCTTGATTTTTTAAACCATTTTTAGCTATTTCTCTTACCCAAAAATAATTGTAATCCCCATCCCAAAAATCAGGAAAACCATTTATTTTAAGAGACCTACTGCCTTTTGTATCACTTACCTTTTGTATAGGACAATAGTTTAAATAAAAATAATGTTCACCCGTAATTTTACTACCTCCTACCTCATAACCATTTATACACCTATTCCTTTCTTCTTGCCAAAAAGATAACCATTCACTACTACCATAAGGCTCAGAAGTATAATAACCGTACTTCAAAAAATGATTTCCAACCTCTTTAAAGACTTGTGAGTTTATCCAAAGCCCGTTTTTGTTTCTAACATTCACTTTCTTACATTATTAAATTATCAGGATTAGCAAAAGGAGAAATGATTTTGTCTTTCCTTACTTTAGAAGTAGTAAACACTTCTTCATCTACTTTGCTTTTTAAAGCATTAAGTGTAGTAAGTGTTTTTTCAGCATCCGTAATAGCTGATGTAATATCTTTAGGTTTATATATAGGAGTATTTGTTTTTTCATTCCTTTCATTCATATCAAAATTAGTAAAGAAATCTATCATCTTTTCAATAGCTATTTTGTTAGATAGCCAATAACTATAGGTAAGCGAACCCTTTTTCTGAAACTCCTTGACTTTATCAAGAGCCTGTAGTATGAGCTTATCAGGTTGCCACTTGTCATTTCTAATTACTTCTTTCCTAATTAAAGTGTCTTTTCTATCTTCAGGATATTCCCTATAAGGATTACTCTTGAGTGCAGAACTCATAAATTCTATATAGGCAAGCTCAGAAATAGCAACCTCTTTACCTTTAGATTTATCTCTTTGCCATATTTCCTTAAATGGTGAAATCAATAACGTCTCTGGATTAGGAATTACCTTTTTATCTTCTATTTTAAATAAAAACGCCATATCATAAAAACTTTTGGTTGAACTCTATCAAATCCTTTATCCTAATTAGTCCAACCCTTTATAAACCTCTTTTGGGACGGATTACTCTTTGTAATTCTTTTAAAAAAATCTAACCTTTCTTGATAAAGGATTTCTAAAAACCTTTCTTTATCACAAGTGTTTACTTTTTCCAATGTTTTTTTACCTACAATTCCGTCTATATCTGTACCTAAAATTCGTTGTGGTATCTTAATCCCAAAACTTTTCCACTATGCCAGTACCAATCTACTAAAACATTTGCAATAGCTTGATTATCAATACTATTTTCTTTCCACTTATCCCAGTACCTATCTTTTAGAATAATAGTAAAATCCTTAATTTCCAAAAGTTTTAAATCCTTTACATCAATTACACCATCTTTGTTTTTGTCATAACCAAAACTCTTCCAAGTGTTTAAAGTTATACCCTTATTAGTAGCTCCTCCTTTATCCAAAGGATCATCTACAAAACCACCTTCCCACTTTAAAATAAAAGGAACTAATTTATTTATATTTGCCAT